CACTCGTCCATCCAAACCGCAGCCAATCATGGGACAAATGATCGGACTAGAAAAGTTAAACATACTCAAGTTCTTCAAACACTTTACAAGCCCGAAATTCGAACTTGGCTTGTCAGTTGCCTTTGCCTTTGTTACTAAATGTACAACTTTACTATTCCGGTCAATCGCCACAAAACCGACCTTGTTCGGCTGCTGTCTCATTTTGTCCACAAATTTGCGCGCTTTTGGCCTACGTCTCAGTAGCTCAGCAGCAAAGCCTTTTCGCAGCGCAAAATCTGCAGACACACAGTGCATAATCCACTCTTCGTTACTTTCATTCAATTGCCAATTGTCAATACTCAGTACATCACTTTTGTATTCTGCAAAAGTCCTGAAGGGATAGTTTATTCCTACTCTCAAACACTCTTTCTGGATGATGTTCTTGTACTTAACAAAAATTTCTTCTCCATGCAGACTCAATTCACGCAAGGCAATATCAATGTTTCCATGAAGGATTGATTCCTCAAGCGATCCTCTTTTCGTCCACTGTGGGATTTCAAGAACAACGTCCAAATCGAGTGGAGCTATATACCTATAAGCAACATCATCAAAGATAAATTTGCGCTTTAGATAAGCAATTTCTTCCAAATCTCTAGTGATGTACTGCATACCACTCTTGGCTTCATCAGTGTAAATATGCCCACACACAAGGAAAGCATCTGTCATTGTCTGTTGATTAAACCATTCTGTTATAGAGTCATGTACAGCCACTACATTGTCATCTCCATAGGAAACCTCTGCCACACATCTGTTGTACACTTCCATATTGGCTACAGTACCTCTTCTCAGCATCTTGTCTGCTTCATATTTTAAAGCGCAGAGAAGGAAAACTATGCGGCACAATAGGAGAAAGTACCAGGAATTCAGAATAGCAGTTAGAGGACACCCTGAAGGTTGACAATGGGTGACATTGTACACGACACTTCCACAGACATGTATTGCCTGAGCGATGTGCATCCAGAGCACATAGCGAATCTGATGGTTCCGCTTGTACTCTTCTTCAGTCTCAAACTCTCTGTAATACGCATCAATAAGATCAAAGAGGGCCCAAATAATCTGTTGATTCAAAGTTCCATCAAAGTTGGAAAAGTCACCTGCTACCATTTTCTTGCCTTTAGATAGCAGTTTCTTTGCAATCACATCCCAATCTTCCGAAAAGACATTTGTTCCTGTGGAAACTCCATTCACATTTCGTGAATGCATTGTCCAGGCGGCGAAGCCAAGAAAGTACATTCGAAATAAAATTGTAAAGTGAACAGGGCCACCACAGAAAACACGTATCTTTCCCATGTCTACTTTCTCTATGGGTCTTCTCTCATCCTTGAGCGTATCTGTCCAGTACACATTACGCTGCACACCATTCAGACAATCCTGCTCTAAATCCAAAACAGCTTGCTTTATTTCTAAAGCGAGCTTTGAATCCAGCGTCCACTCATCAGTTCCAAACGCTTGACGTTTTCCATTCAAGTGTGGATACTTCACGGTCCAGGGATAGCCGCATGATGTATTGCGGTTAAGGGCTGCTATATACAGATCATCATTTCCCAAGACAGCTTCCTCATATGACAACACTCGCATATAATCCTTCGGGTTCTTATGCATCCAATTAATATGCATGAGATTGTTGACATCTTCGGCGGCCATCTTTATCAGCGCGGGTGGAATGCGCGGAGGGTTAGCTGTATACTTAATCAGCCCTTTGTACATTGCATCTTTGGAGTTGACATCTTCACAGAAAGTTGGCTTTGTTTTAGCTGGAGCAATTTTGTTATGCAATGGGGAAGGAATGATTTTTGTTGAATTTCCAAAACTAATTTTATGTGGCAATTTTCCATGCACAATTAGGCCTTCACAAGGCACATTGTCTACTCGTATTGTGTCCAAGTCTATGGGTGTCACATCATCTACTTGTACACAGCACTGAGCAACTTTTGGCACCTTTTCC